AGCCTGTGATTATTGGTGATGCTGTTCATCAATACAAGAAACATTTATCAAACAAACCAGCAATAGCTTTCTGTGTTGATATTGCTCATGCAACAAAGGTGCTACAGCAGTTTAAAAAAGAAGGAGTGAAGGCTGAACTTCTTACAGGTAGCATGAAGCTTGATGAAAGAGATAATGTTCTCAGCAGACTTAGATCACACAAAACTCATGTAGTGGTTTCTGTTGATGTCATATCTGAAGGCACAGACTTGCCTTGTGTTTCTGGAGCTATCTTGCTTAGACCTACAAAGTCACAGGCATTGTATATGCAGCAAGTGGGTAGAATCCTTAGACCAGAAAAAGATAAAACTGCAATAGTTTTAGATCATGTTGGTAATACTTACAGACATGATTTTATTGACATAGAAAGAAACTGGAAGCTTGAGTTTGACCATGAGGAGATAAAGAAACTTCCTAAACCTGTATTTATAACTTGTAAAAACTGTGGCTTTGTATATAAACCACAGAAAAGCTGTCCTAACTGTGGCCTTAAGGTTACTAAAAAAGAGTTGATTGCTATTGAAGGTGAACTAAAGGAGTTGAAGAGACAAGAGGAAAAACAGCCAATAACTATCAGAGAACAATATCGTTTATCTCATTATGCAAAAAATTTATTTCACAACAAAAACAAATCTTTTTTTAGAGAACTTAATAAAAAAAGCAAGATAGTTTTTGAAAATGATAATCAGCTTTTAGTTGGTGATAATATCACTTACTACAACGGACATAATGAACAAAAGTATGGAATAGTAATTGCTTTTATTGATCTTGGTTTACAGCATAAATTTGAACACTATAAAGTTGTACCAAAGATTCCAGAACAATTAGTCAGGGCTGGGTTCAACTATCAGTATCCAGAGATAGTAAAAGAAGGTGTAGAGCTTTCAGAACTAGAAGTTCATGGATTACACAACAAAGGTAAAAGAAGTCAGCCTTTTGTTTATCTAGAAGCTGAACTAAACTTTGTAGGTATAGAAAGACTTTATCTTGAAACAAAAAAAAGATATTTAGGTAAACATCATGCAGGGCATAATTTATTGCTTTTAACAGAAGAAGGATTGATCTTGTATGAAACAGAATACAAAAATATCAACTTTAAGCATGGGGCAAAAGTAAAAGAAAAAATCCGTAAACTACCATTTTTTAGCTACAAGATTGATGGATTTATTGAGATAGCAAGGCAAGCTCATTTCAATGTGGGATATAACGCAGACTGGGTTTATAGAAACTTTTATGCTAGAAAACTTATAAAAGAACTTAAAAAATATCACAAACAATTTAAAAAATTATGACTTTAGAATACGAACTTAAAAAGACTTTTTGTG